CGCTTTGCTTGGTCATCCCTGGTGCGGGATCAAAATCGGGGAAGGCACTCATTAGCGGGACAATAAGCCTCCAGGTCGTTGTTGCTTGATCAATTCTGCCTGCACAGCCGCTCCAATCAACCCCCCAAGCTGTTTGCCAGCGCCAGTGTCACCTGAAGCAGAACTGCCTTTGGCATCAACGTTAACGACAACATTCATGCTGCCACCTCCACCAAGTTGATTGTTTGGAACGATATTGCCAGAAGTGTTTGGAACGAATAACTCAGGGCCTTTTTCGCCAACCATGTAGGGCGTATTACCTGAGACAGGGCCGCCTCTTGCTTTACCGCCGCCAAAGGGGTTAACCATACCTCCCCCACCGATACCTGATACACCAGCAGACCCCCCAGGACTAGCACCAGGGCTGTTGAAACTACCGCCGCCAAAGAAGCTCGCAAAAATGCCTAATGCCTGCATCTTGATCTGAGCGGCAATCATCTCTGCAGCCATATCCAAAAAGTGATCTGCGGTTCTTTGGAACAGATTCGCTAAAGCTTCACGAGCACTCATACTTCCGTCAATAATTCCCTTGAATGATTCAGAAAACGCATCCCCAATCGTGGTTGACAATTCAATTATTTGTCTAGTTGGGTCAAGCAGGTCATTTAAACCGCCTTGAATTACAGCAATTTGATCTTTAATTCTTTCTTGAGGAGTTTTACCTTTACCAGGCCCTTCAGCTGCCTTGCCTTCTATTAAACGCCTTTCTTCTTTTAAATCATCTATTCGCTGCCTAAGCTCCTTAGCTCGTGCGCTATCTATATCGAGCATAAGTAAGTTTGTTTCCGCTAGTTTAATTAGCTCATCTTTTTGTAGTATTAACGCAGCAGCTTGCTTGTTGTATTCAACAATTCTCTTTGCCTCAGCGGGAAGTACACCTTCCATAATTAGGCGATTGTATTCTTTCGAAGAAGCAAGGTTTGCTGCCTGGCTGTCTTGAATTTGTTTTAGTGGAGCGACTGCGTCTCTAAGGGCTTTTGCACGTTTCTGTTCTTGGTCAAACGCAAGCTTTGCTTCAGCGTTTGTTTTGATTTGATTAGCTAATTTTCTTTGTTCGGGCGCTTCACTTTGGTCTTTTAGTTTGGCAATTCTTTCTAAAGTTTGTTCATACTTTTGTTCTATTGCAAGTTTTTTAGCTTGCTCAGTGCCTGCTACTTTGCTTTGGGCTAACTGCCGCTCCAAGCTGGAGGTAAGAGCACGGGATTGCTCGGTCTGCTTATCAGTTCTTGACGTTTCCCGGGCTAATTTTTTATCTCTCGATTCAAGAGCTTTATTAACTTTTAAAGTAAGATCTGCTTGCTGCGAGATGGAAGCTTGCGTAATTTGTCCGTTCTTTATAAGAAGTGCTGCGCGGTCTTTTATATTGCCATTTTCGTCTCTGCCTACAGTCTCTAGTGCTTTTTCTCGCTCAAGGTCGGCTTCTCTAATTATTGCTTGTCTGGTTAAGTTAACAAAATTTTTGTTTGTATAGTCTGCTTTTGTCCCAGCTAATTTTGCCTCTATTTCTTGAAGTTTTGAGTCTTTTACCCCAAGTTGTTGCAGAAGAGTTTTGTGTTGCAGCTCCTCAGCAGTTAACTTAGCTTGTCTTTGTGCCTCTGCAGTTCTTTCTTGCCCAAGCTCTGTCAATCTTTTGTTAATAGCTACTAACTCTTTCATATCTTTTGCAGATAAACCACCCATCCCACCTGCCGCTCCAACAGTGTCAACGCCTGTCAGCTCATTTCTCCTTTCTTGGAGTTCTCTCGCCTCTGGAGTGTCTAAATTTAAGCCAGCTTGTAGATCGTTTCCAGCTTTAAGTGCGTTTGCTATAAACCCTGGAATACCTGCAAAGAATCTGGCTGCTGCTGATTGCATTTGCGTCATAGCTCTTGCAAATTCATTTCCAAGATCTGCCGTTTCTGCACCAAAACTATTAAGGGCATCTACGCCTTCGTTCCCAACAGTTGCCGCTAGAAGTGCAGTTGCAGCCTCAAGAGCCTGCTGCTGCGTACCAAGTTGTTCTATGGCCTGCAGAGTCGCACCAGTTTCAGTCCCAGCAAAGCCTGCGGCGTCAGCTAAAGCTTCAATATCAGCTGTAAGCGGGTTAAGTGCTTGGCCAAGTTCTGCACTTCCTGCAACAATCTGATCAGCAAACGCTCCAAACTGAGTACCGACCAAAGACAGCGCAAAGCCCATTTGGCCGCCAATCATGCCGCCAGCAAAACCACCTATACCACCGCCAATTGCCGCTCCACCGCCTTGCCCAAACAGCAGGGGAAACGCCCCACCAATAAGTCCACTACTGATTGCATTACTTCTGCGAGTTTGTCTATCAGTTTTTTGCCGTGCTATATCTTGTTCTAATTTTTTAGCTGCCGCCAAACCTGCTCTACGCCTAGCTTCTATGCGCTTTTCGCTGTCTTCGCGTATCTGTAAATATATTTTTTCAGCTTCCGTGGTTACTCGTATCCTGCGAGCCAATTCTTGATCAAACTTCGCCCCTTCTGCATTATCAGCCTTTATAGCCGCGCTAAGCTTCGTCCCGATAGCGTCAATCTCTGCATCAAGTCGTTTCTGAATACCTCTAATTTTGTCGTTATTTAATTCAATAAAAGCACGACGATCAGCTTGATTTACCTTGCCTACAAGTTCTATTTGTTTCTGTGCAAGCCTTTCAGCTTCTCTGCCTTTAGCAATAGCTTCTGACGCCAAAACAGAGGCTCTAGTCCTAGCCGCTCCGGCTACTGGATCAAACCCTGGAGCGGGTTCTGGGCCGAATGTAGGCTGACCGCGAAGATACGAACCAGCCATTGTGGTTTGCGCCCCGCGCTGGGTGGCAGAAGCGAGTTCAGCGTTATACGCTTTTAACGCTTGAGTTGCTGCACCACGATCCTGTATTTCTTGCCTGACTAATTTATTATTTAGGTCTTGAGCGTCATTGGAAGCAAGTAACGCTGTAACAAAACTGTCTAAGTTCTTTTTATACAGACCAGTCGCTTTACCGGCCTTGTCGGTTTCTATTTGAGTTTGATTTAAACTTTCATTTGCTTTTCTTAAAGCTTCATTGTAAGAGCTTAAATTTCCTATAGTAAATTTCTTTTTATTTACTCTGTCTACTTCATTAGAAAGACGCTCAAGTTGAGACTGAAACCTGTCAAGCTGTTTTACGCCCTTTACGCCGATCTCAATCTCAGCTCTATAGGCCACGACGGTTTCAGCGCACTGCGATGCCTAAGTTTAACGCCTACGACGCGCCTTATCCATTTCTTTCTTCTGCTCTGCATTGATCACGCCAAAATAGGCGCTCCAACCAATCAACTCCTCTTGCGTCATTGTGGTGCGAACCTCAGACAAGCTCATGCCAAGCTCTTTGGCGACACCAAATTGCAGCATGAGCCAGTTGTCCTTCTGAAGTTCGGCTTCTAGGCTTTTGGGTCGATGGCCTCTTCTTCGTCATCAGTCAAAATCGCCAGCATCAAGGATTGCAAATCCTTGTCCTTCACTTCGTTCTTAAGCACATCAACTTCACCAGCCAAAAACAGAGACTCTCCCATCTCATCCTTAGCTTTAGTGATCAGCAACTGCAAGGCAAACGCATTCGCGTCATCCGATCCAGCACGCTTTTGGGCCCGCTCACGCTCTGCCATCGTCAAAGGCTTTACCCACATCTCAAACTCAGTCTTGTCTGAAAGAGTAACTACTCTTTTTGTTGCCTCTAAATTTGCGGCTTTCTTAAGACGATCAATGGCGCGTAATGCCATGAGTTAAAACTGATTGTGCCACTACACTAGCATTAAAAAAACCCCTAACAATGTCAGGGGTCTGTTTATCGTCAATCGACTATTAGCTCTTAGCGAAGTCGAATGTAGGAGCTGCAGTTGGACGGAAGTTAATAGAAATCGCCTGAGCATCGTCTGGCGTTACTGAGAAACTTGCAGAAGTCAGCACTGCTTCCATTGAGATGGAACGACTGGCTGCATCATCTGGCGTACCAGCTGAAACAACTGCATCCATATACAGCTTGAACGTTGCACCAGCTTGGTTGCGCTGGGTAACGTCCTCAATCAAACGAGCCGAAATGCCGGTGTCGTCATCAGTGAAGTAAACCTCAGCTGAACCCGTGCCATCCGCAAAACCAGA